GACGTGGTACAGCGCGACATGACCGCCATGGAGGGCTTCTTCGGCGGCGTGCTGAGCCGCGCCCGCGAGCCGCTGGCGGAGATGAGCGATGCGGCGCTGGAAGCCTTCGACCGGCTCCGGGGCATCTCCACCGTCGACATGGAGATGGACACCAGCGGCCTCGACGCCACCCGCGAATCCCTGCAGCGCGCCACCCGGGCGCTGGCGGAGATGAAGGGCGCCGCCAACACGGTCGGCATGTCCGGCTTCGGCATCTGGATGACCGAAACCCTGCTGCAGAGCCAGCAGTTGCAGGTGCAGTTCCTCGCCCAGAAACAGAGCCTGCAGTCGCTGATGGAGGGCTACGAGGCCGGCAGCATCAGCCTCGAATCGTTCATCGAGCGCGGCAAGCGCGCCCGCAACGGCCTCAACCTACTCAACGACTCCGACCTGCGTGGCCTGGAGTCCGCGCTGGCCTCGGCCGAACAGCGCATGCGCTCGCTGGGCGACGCGAGCCGCAACACCCTGGACCAGCTACGCAACGAGCTGGACCAGATGCGCGGCAATCAGGAAGCGGTCGATGCGCGCAACTTCGCCAGCCGCCGGCGCGACCTGGAGGCCCAGCGCGCCGAGGCCCAGGCAGCCGGCAACAACCAGGCGGCGGCCGACATCGGCCGCGCCATCGCCACCCTGCGCGAGATCGAGCAGGAAACCGCCAACCAGCGCCTGCGCGAACGGCAGCAGGCCCAGCAACCGCAACAGCCGCAGGCCGCCAGCCCGGCACCGGCCCAGCCGCCCGTCACCGTCATCCGCCTGGAAACCGCCCGCGGGCAGAAGGTCGACGTCAGCGTTCCGCAGGGCCAGCAGACCCAACTGCTCGACATCCTGGCCGAGGCCGGATTGAGGACCACGTAAATGGCAATGACCCTCGACAGCATCGACCTCGCTGCCGACCCCACCCTCGGCGGCGAACAGCTCGAATGGACGGACGAGTTCGACTGGACGCCGGTCGCCCAAGAGCAGGAGCGCAGCCTCTCCGGCGCACTGCTGCTGCAGTACGGCGCCAAGCAGCACGGCCGGCCGATCACCCTCAAGAGCAACGGCGCCGCGTGGTTCACACAGGCCACCGTGCGCTCGCTGGAAGTGCTGCGCGACATCCCCGGCCGGGTGATGCCGCTGGTACTGCCCGACGGGCGCGCGTTCAGCGTGGTCTTCGACCACAGCCAGACCGCCCCGCTCAAGGCCACGCCGCTGTTCCGTCAGGTGGCCCCCGACGATGGCCACCTCTACGAGATCGAGCTGTGCTTGCTGACGGTGGCGGCGGGGGAGTGAGGGCCGGGATGTAGGCAGGAGCCCGGCAACCCAAAAAGCAAAACCCCCGAAAGCTGGCCGGCTCGCGGGGGTTTCTGTTTCAACCCCATGAGATAGGCATGAGGAGAACGTGATTGAATTTTAGCAGGATCATCCGAGAGGTGAGAATCATGAGCGAGCGACTGTCGTCGGCCCGATTCTGGGCCATATAGCTGCTGGGAGCGCTGATCGCCGGGGGATACTTCATCGGCCAGTTGGCGACGTGGTAATGCCGTAGGGTGGGTAACTCGCGCAGCGATTACCCACCGTGGGTGCGGTACCGCTCACGTCAGGCGTGAGCCTCCTCGGGCAGCAAGCGGATCTCGATGCGGCGTTTCAGCGCGCGGGCGGCGCTGGCGAGAGTGGCCAGCGTCATCCCGGCATCGTCCTCGTCGAGCGCGCGATCGACAGCGGTACGGCTGGTGTGCATGCGCTCGGCGAGGGCTTTCTTGCTGATGTGCTGCTCCTTCATGGCCTCGGCGATCTGCCAGGCGATGACGCGCTTGAGCGCGGCGGCGGAGACTTCTTCCGACAGACCTTGCTCGGCGAGGAAGTCGTCGAAATCGGAGCCGATGTGCGGGTTCATACGCGGTACCTCACAGTCTGGATTTGCGCTGCTTGGCGGCCTGCAGATCGACCGCCGGAGTTTTCTGGCTCTTCTTGATGAAGCCGTGGAGAAGCACCATCTCGGAGCCGACGACCGTAAAGATGACGCGAGCGATGGTGTCGCCAAGGTCCGTCCGGACCTCCCACAGCCCGGTGTCGAGCTTGCGAACCACCGGCATCCCGATGGGCCAGCCGAGCTGCACCGTCTTGATGTCGGTTCCGACCTGCCGGCGCTGCTCCCTGGGCAAATCGGCCAGCCAGTCGCGGACAGGCTCGTTCCCCGCGTCGGTGCGGAAGAATTTGACGCTGAGGACGGGCGGGATCTCGTTCATGGGTTAGCAGTGTACCAAAGATGGTGCATGCGGGAAGTGCCGTGCGTCAGTCAGGCCCTTGCAGGTGGCAAGGCTGCACGGGGCGATGGCGGATCGGCCAGAAAACGAAAGGCCCGGCGGGGAGGGGCGGGCCTTTGGGCGGCTGCGGGTGGTCAGCCGTAGGGTGGGTAACTCGCGTAGCGATTACCCACCGCTGGCATCGGTAGACAAGGTCGCGCCGTTGTCTACCCTACGCGCTTGCTGTTTTTGTTATATGTCTCCCTGCTGTTTTGACTAATTCTTGTGTCTTTTCTTTTTGGATTAGCCATAGTATTTCTAATATATAAATTGGGGCGGTGATGAGTGCTTGTGCCGATTTTGGAAGGCTGATAATTACATTAAGTGGTGGGATTATGCTTGCCAGTGTGTAAAAAGAAGCTATCAGCACAAAAAGTATTAGCAAGGCATAGGTTCTGATAATTGACCATGTAACCCTGTGTGGGTTGCGAGCATCCATGATCAGATTTTTCCGGTGTCGCCACTTTAGTACTCGAATCCGAGTGTGAGCCTTCGTCGGCATAAGAGAGGCATGGGAGATCAAGGCATCCCCCAGTCTGGCAAGTTTATTTGATAGCATGGCAATAAGTAGTGCGGCGATGATGCCGATAATTACAGCTGGATCAAAAATGGCTTCCATATGCTCTGTGGCTTCCTTATGGTCAATGGCTTTCGGCAAGCTTTTAGGGTGAGTAACTCGCGGAGCGATTACCCACCGTTGGCATCGGTAGACAAGGCTGCGCCGTTGTCTACCCTACGCGCTGGAACGGATTGTTATGTTCAAACGCCAAAGCCTTCTTTAAGGCTTGGGTCTAAGTTAAACATATGCTCTTGAAGCTCTGATACAGCTGCGTTGAACTCCATCTGCGTTTGAATCCCGCGAACCACATTTGCATTTCTCTTTGGGATTGTGGAAAGAGCAAGCTGGTGATTTTCTTGGTGCCGACAAATAAAGGCTGAAATTACATATACACAATACTCGGATAGCAACATTACTTCAGCATAAGTTGTTGGGACGTCTGCATTAAAATAGCGTTTATCGAGGCAGGTTAACCGACAGCCGCAATTTTCATCCCTATGACCGTGAGCAAGCATTGTGTTTCTCATGCCTTTGATCCCCGTCCAGCTCTTTATTCGTTTAATAGCGGGGGCTGTGATTCTCATGCTGTCCTTGACGCGCTCATCATTTTTCGCGTAGGTGTTAAATCGTTTCCATTCCTCAAGGAATGAGCATATCTCAATCAACATTTTATTGCTTAGCGAAAACTTTACATCTTCGTCGTGTAAATATCGCTTGAACACACGCAAATCATTTTCCATGCTGGTCTTCATTGCGCTTAGTACTAAAAGTGATTCTTGAAAGTTAGTTAGCTGCATGATCGTCGCCTGAAACATAACGTTTAGGTTAAGTGGCGGTCGCAGTATGCGGACGTCCCAGTGAGCGAAGCGAGCGACTTGAACCGTATGTTAGGCAAGGCCGAGATCCTTTCGCATGTTTTTGATTAATTGCTGATGAGCTAGATCCCTTTGCACTGCCCCTGGCTCGCTGGCCTTTAAATTACCAAGGGCTACGACCGTAGCCTCTGACCCTACAAGCTGAATTCGAGCCTCACACAATGCAAAATTCTTTGCTTTTGAGTCAGTCCACCCCTCCGCTAGCGAAGCATAGGAAACAAGCAAGCCATCGAATGCTGACTTGCGTTCAGCAAACAGATTATTCTGCTGTGTCGCAACCCTAGATAGCCGGTGCTGGACAATTGCAGAGACCACAGACCCTACACCTAGCCCACCTAGAAACGAGACGACCGTAGAAATATCGATGTTCATTACATGCCTAACTATAAATAGAAACCAAGTGGTGTATAAAACCCCGGGCGGGGTTGGGGGATAACATTCCTTGTCACTTCGCTCTCCTTGTCTATTCCGAGGGTTTCGCGGTCTTCATGACCGTTTTTCGACGTTATACACCATGACCACAGGCCCCCGGCAAGTGGTCAGTAAGGGTATCGCTTCGCGGCGGATTGACTCCCCACTCTCAGCCGGATAAGGTTCCCCCGTCGCTGTCAATCCAGCGGCCTGGGCTTGGCGGCCCGGAATTCGCGGGCGGACACGACCGCCGTTAGAGCGGTTTTTTTGTGTCCGCAGCATGGCTACACCCGTTATGGGCGGGCCGTGTGTGGGGAGCCTTCGGGCTCCGCCGGCCCTGCGACCGGTCCGCCAACCCGCACGGTTCCGCTCACCACCTCTTGGCGGGGGTGATGGCGGAGAAGATGCCATTCGCAGAGTTCCCTATCATGCAAGCGCTCACTTTCCGCGACACTCAGTTCGATATCACCGACCGCGACGGCCAGCTCTGGCTGCAATCCGCGCAGATCGCACAAGCTCTCGGCTACGCGAATGACAACGCGATCACCCGGATTTACACCCGCAACGCTGACGAGTTCACCCCCTGCATGACCGAGAAGGTCAAATTGACCCTCTCGGGGAATCTGCAGAAAGAGGTGCGGATCTTCTCCCTCCGTGGCGCCCACCTGTTGGCCATGTTCGCCCGCACCGAGGTCGCCAAAGAGTTCCGTCGCTGGGTGCTCGATGTGCTGGATGGTCTGAGCGCGCAGGACTCCGCCCCGGTCGGCCCGAGCGAGCCAGCCGAGCCGATCCACCTCACCTACAACGACCGCCCGTTCCGCATCGTCCCCGAGGGCGCGGCGCTGTGGTTCGTCGCCGCCGACGTGGCGCACGCGCTGGACATGCGCGATGCCTACCGCATCACCCGTCACCTGCGCAGCGAGCACAAGGCGCTGCGCCAGATCGGCAACAAGCGCCTGTGCCTGATCGACCGGCAAGGGCTGGAGCTGGCCCTGCATCACGCCCGCCCGGCGCGTTCCGAGCCGCTGCGGCTGTGGCTGGATGCGGCGCTGGAGCAGTTCGTGACCGGCGCGGCGCCGCGTGCGTTGCCCAACGGGCTGTCCGGCGAGCAGCAGGGTGCGCTCAAGGCGCTGGTGGCGGCGCGCATCGAGGCGCTGCCCGAAGTGCAGCGCGGCAAGGCGGCCACGCGCTGCTGGTCGGCGCTCAAGGCGAAGTTCGGCTGCGGCTACAAGGCCATCGAGCCGGAGCAGTTCACCGAGGCGGTGAGCCTGGTGGCGCGCATGGTGCTGGAGGGCGAGCTGCTGGAGCCGGAGGCGCCGAAGGTGCTTGGCCATCTGGCGATCGACTTCCCGATCGAGGACTGGAAGGCGAAGAACCCGCACCAGTTCCGCCACGATGACCCGAACAGCGCGGAGCTGACCATCACCACCGGCGATGTGCTGATGAACGAGTACTCGCCCACCGAGGCGCTGCTCGGCCAACTGAGCGAGGCCGGTTACCGGGTGGACGGCCCGTTGTACGAGCTGCGTTCCCTGCGCTCGCTGGCCCGGCGGCTGGACATGACCATGCGCTTCATGGCCGGCCACGCGCGGCAGATGGTCGACCACTTCGACCACGACCACCGGCGCATCGAGCGCTTCGCGGGTGCGAAGACGCGGCGCTGACGGCCGTGCGCCGTGGCGGCCGGCTGGCCGCTGCGGGCGTGCTCTGGCGCGCGGGGCCATAGGGCGCCCCGTTTCGCGCAACCCCTGAACCGGGCGCCCGGCGGCGCCTCGGCATTTCTCATTTCCCATCGGTGGCTTCCGGGCGGCGCTCTGCACAGGGCTGCCCGGCGGCCGGCCTTTTCGTGCCCGGAGCTTTCATGACCATCAATTCCAGCGACGTGAAACTGCTGAAGTCTCAGCGCCTGACCGACGAGGCCGACGGCGGCGGCCGCGCCACCGGCATCGCCGTGGTCGACGGCGAGGTCAACAACCTGTTCCCCGACATCAGCCGGCTCGACCGCACCGTCGGGCGGATCAACCTGCGCAAGGGCTTCTGCGGCGTGCTGACCGACAATGCCGATCCCTACCTCGGTGCCCACGCCATCCTCAGCGAGGCCCCGGCCGATCCGCGCGTTTCGGTGCTGCTGTTCAACACCGGCAGCCAGACCGACGAGCGCGCCGCGGCGGCGAGCAGCATCGAGAACTACGTGGTGCCCAGCACTGCCGCGCAGTTCGAGCTGCTGGGCAACCAGCTGACCGGCCAGCGCGCGCTGACCTGCGTGCAGCGCGAGGAGCACCGCCAGCCCGAGGTCGGCGAGGTTTACCAGCTGGTCAGCACCGGCAGCCAGTACGTGCGCATCACCAGCGTCGAGGCGGCGGTCGAGAACTTCGTCTACGAATACGGCACCGGCCAGTACCTGATCCTGCCGCGCCGGCGGTTGCTGCTCGGCATCGGCACGCCGCTGCTGAATGGCTTCCCCGGCGGCACGGTCAATCCGGCCGGCACCACCGCTACCAACCTGGCCGGGCAGGCCAAGACGATCATCCTCAGCACCCAGGTGGCCGATGCCGCGCGCTATTTCGGGGTCAGTCCGCTGGCCGCCGCCGTCGCCCAGGGCGACCTCACGGTCAAGGTGCAGAGCATCTACAGCCAACTGGTGCCCAGCACCACCCGCGAAACCCCGCTGATCGACCAGCTCGGCGGCTACAACCGCCGGCAGATGCTGGCCAGCGGCCCGGCGCGCGCGCCGGCGCTGACCTTCGCCCAGGTGCTGGCCGGGCAGTCGCGCAGCTTCCTCGGTACCGGCGCGCTGCCGGGCAGCATCGCCCTGACCATCGGCGGCGGGGTCTACCGCGACGACGGCAAGGGCGGCTTCTACTTCGTGTCGGGCAGCAACAGCTTCAGCAAGCTGACCGTCGACTACCTCAGCGGCGAGATCAACGCCTACCGCAGCAGCACCTTCACCGGCGCGGCCAGCGTCGGCTACACCCCGGCGGCCGGCGTCACCGGCCCGGCGGTGACCGGCGAAATCGCCATCGCCCTGAGCAACCGCGGCTACGCCTACACCCTCAACCTGGCCGAGGCCAAGCCGCGGCCGGGCACGCTGGTGGTGTCCTTCATGGCCCTCGGCAAGTGGTACGACCTGAGCGACCCCGGCAACGGCGAGCTGGTCGGGGAGGGCAGCGGCAGCATCGCCTTCGCCACCGGCAGCGTGAGTTTCACCCTGGCCGCCCTGCCGGACGTGGACAGCGCCATCGTCTACAGCTACGTGGCGCAGAACGATGCGGCATTCACCCAGCGCACCGGCGCCGCCACCGCGGCCCGGGCGCGCGTGCGCCACACCCTGCCGCACGACGGCATCCAGCCGGGCAGCCTGACCGCCACCTATCTGGTCGGCGGCGTGGCCAGGACCGTCACCGACAACGGCGCCGGCGGCCTCGCCGGGCAGGCCAGCGGCAGCATCGTCTATGCCACCGGCGAGCTGGAGATGGAGCTGGCCAGCACCCCCGATTTCGGCAGCAGCATCCAGTACAGCTACCAACAGGGCAGCAGCAACAGCGCCACCCTCAGCCCCAGCCCGGACGCCGCCGGCACGGTCAGCGGCACCATCCCCGGCGCGCCGTTGCAGCCGGGCAGCGTGCAGGCCGGCTGGTCGGTGGTGCGCAAGGCTGCGGTGCCGAGCGTCGAGCAGCAGGCCACCTTCGAGAGCGCCCAGATCCTCGAGCGCAGCGCCCGCGACGACGGCGCCGGCGGCTGGATCGGTTACAGCGGCAGCATCGACTACGCCACCGGGGCGTTCACCCTGCGCGTGCGCGGCGATTACCCATTCGTCGAGTACACCTATCAGGCCGCGTCGCGCCTGAATCCGAGCGAGGTTTTCCAGTAATGAGCGACGTTACGCTGATCGGCACCAGCACCACCCTGCAGGAACAGTTCGGCGGCACCCTGGTCGTCCGCTCGCAGCCGGCCGGCACCAGCTACGCCGTGCAGCAGGACAGCCAGCCCGCGCCGGAGCTGACCTTCGACCTGCTGCCGGCCACCGGCGGGCCGGTCGTCCCCGGATCGCTGGTGCTGAGCTGGGGCGGCGAGACCTACGTCGACCGCGACGGCGTGCTTTACAAGGGCATCAGCTCCACCACCAACGCCGGCAGTGCGGTGGGCACCGTCGACTACGCCGCCGGCACCGCCCGCCTGAGCAGCTACCCGGCCGGCAAGGCGCCGAACATCGACGTGCAGGCCTGCCTGACCGCCAGCAGCGGTTTCGCCGTCACCGGGGCGACCTTCCGCACCCCGGGCGCGCCGCTGCGCCCGACCAGCCTGCAGGTCAGCGTGGTGCGCGCCGACACCGCCCAGCTGGTCACCGCCAGCGCCGACAACAACGGCGACTTCAACGGCCCGCTGATCTACGGCCGGGTGGAGGTCACCACCGGCATCGTGCGTCTGCGCTTCACCGCCGACCCGAGCGACACCAGCGGCCTGAGCGAGATCCCGGTGATCCCGGCGCTGCTGCGCTACAACGGCGTGCTCTACACCAGCCTGCCGCTCAACGCCGAGCTGATCGGCCTCGACCCGGTACGCCTGCCGGCCGACGGGCGGGTGCCGATCTACCGCGAGGGCGACGTGCTGGTCATCCACCATACCGGCGAGACGGCCGTCGCCAGCCCCGAGGCCGGCGGCAGCGTGCAGCTGGCCCGCGTGCAGCAGGCCGCCATCGAGGTGGTCGACAGCAACGGCGCGGCGCTCGACCCGGCGCAGTACGTCGCCGACCGCGAGCTGGGTCGCGTCACCTGGGCCAACCCGCTGCTGCTGCAGGATGCCCTGGGCAACCCGCTGACTCCGCCGCTGACCGTCCGCGACCGGGTGGAGCACATGACTATGTGCGCCGAGGCGCAGATTTCCGGCGCGCTGGGCCTCAGCTCGCCGCTGCCGTGGGATCTGCCGGCCGGCGCGGCGCGGGTGTCCAGCGCCGTCGCCTGGGGCGATCTGCAGGCGCGCCTCTACAGCTGGTTCACCCTGAAGACCTGGAGCACCGGCGCGCCCAACTGGAACGACAGCCCCGATAGCGACAGCACCACCAGCAACTACAACAGCCTCAACTACCCGCCGGTGGTCACCAACAAGGGCAGCATCAGCGGCAAGTGGGCGCTGGTGTTCACCAGTGCCACGCAGTTCCAGGTGGTCGAGGAGAAGCTCGGCGTCATCAGCACCGGCACCACCAGCAGCGACTGCGCGCCGCTCAACCCGGCCACCGGGGCGCCGTACTTCACCATCCTCGCCGCCGGCTGGGGCAGCGGCTGGGCGGCCGGCAACGCGGTGCGCTTCAACACCGACGCCTGCCTCGGCCCGCTGTGGATCGTGCGCACCGTGCTGAGCGGGCAGGGCACGGTCGAGGATGACCAGTTCAGGATTCAGATTCGCGGGGATGCAGACTGATGGCGATCATTCACTACTCCAGCCTTGACACCGGGGCGCCGGTGCTGCCGAGCGTTTCCGGCCAGCGCTGGATCGACAACCTGCGACTGATCCTCAAGGCCTGCCTGGTCGACGGCTACGGCAGCAAGCCCGCCGCCGGCTGGACGGTCGGCCACGAGCATGCCGACGGGTTCAGCCTGAGCAATGGCGAGGGGTTCATCAATTTTGTCAGCTGGAGCGCCTCCGTCGTTTCCGTCTACCTGATGGAGACCATCAGTGACGGCAGTGCTGCACTGGCCCAGGGCTACAACCGCCGCTCCGGGCCGTGGTTCGACGGTCAGTCCGATACCGGCCGGCAGTACCTCTATGCGTCGAACTTCTACAGCACCTTCGGCAACAAGCAGTGGATGGTGGTGGCCGACGAGCGCACGGCCATCCTGCTGTGGAGTGGCTACGACGCAGTGGTGGACAGTCCAAAGCAGTCCGGCGGCGCGCTGTATTTCGGTGCCTACAAGCCGGTGCTGGGTGGCAGCGGGTTCTGTTCCTTGGGCGGTAATGTCTCCAACGGCACCCCATACCTGGCCAGTGGGGCGTGGGCGGCGGGGGCTTCGCTACGCAATCCGGTGGACGGCACCGTGGTGCAGGGCTCGTCGCCGCTCTACCGCGTCGGTGCGGTAAACGAGGGATACGCCTACATCGCCAACAACAAGACCAAGCTGGCCCCGGCGCTGCTGAGGCCGGTGCGGGCCTCGATCATGGGGCGGGGCCTTGGAATCAGCGGCTCGACCAGCGCCCCCTACGATACCCACTGCGGCCTCCTGCGCGGGCTGATCGCCGAGCCCGGGCTGAGCGACGCCTACCTCTCGAAGGTGCTGCCGGTGCTCGGCGTGGCCAGCCCGACCTATCAGGACAAGCTGCGGCCGATCACGCTGCCCAACGGCGTGCAGTGGGTGCCGCTTTACCCGCACGTCGAGGACCTCGGGGTCTTCGTGTCGCTGGCCGCAGCCGACTGGGAGTAGCCCATGCAGATCATGCCGAGCGTCATGGTCGCGCTGCCCGAAACGGCAGCCCGGCGGACGCTGACCATCCAGATGACCCGCGACGGCGAGCAGACGCCTGGAGACAAGATCGCGCTGCTGGTGGACGCCAGCCTGGTGGTGCTCGCCGTGTTCGTCACCGACTACCAGACCAGCCAGACCTTCCTCGCCTCGGCCATCGACGGCGAGCGCGTGGTGTTGTGCATCGACAACGCCGCGCCCCAGCGCAGCGCCTCGCGCTACCCGACGATCAACGAGGACATCACCCTCGCCATCGACCTCAACGACGGCAGCGGCGGCGGGGCCGTCGGCGCGCCCGCCGCCCTGGCTGCCCGGGTGCGGGTCGACGGGGTGAACGCGGCGCGCGAAGTGCTGGCGGTGGAACGGCAGACCGACGGCGTGTGGCGCATCGCCGGCAACCTGCGCACCGCCGCCGGCGACCTCGATCTGCGCGTGACCGGCGGCGAGGTCTACGCCCTGGCCCTCGACGACTACGGCTACCTCTACCAGCCTCAGCTCGCCGTGGCCGTGGGCGACACCATCCGCCCGACCGTCTACGCCGGCTGGCTGTACCGCATCACCGAGGCCGGCAGCCTGCCGGCCACCGAGCCCGAGTGGTGGCCCAGCGACGGCGACAACGCCCCGCGCCCGCTCGGCACCGCCCGCGCCCAGGCTGTGCGCTACTACCGCCCGCTGGCCCATGGCCCGGTCCCCGTGGAGATGATCTGATGCTGACCTGCGACGTGAGCGGCCGTTGGAGCCGCGCCCGGCGGCCCGGCGACCGGGGCAGCGCGGCGCCCTGGTCGCCCTTGGCGCGGCGGGACCACGCCCCGGCGCTGTCCTGGCAGCCGGGCCAGCCGCACGAGCGGAGCAGCGCCCAGCCGTGGGGCGACGTGCCAGCGCAGGATGCCGGCAGCCGCCAGCCGTGGGGCATGGCCGAGCCGTCCAGTTCCGCAGCCGCCGCCTCGCCGTGGGGCGATGTGCCGCCCTGCGACATCGACCGCTGGCTGGGCTGGGACCGCAGCCTCCGGCCGCGCGACACCCTGCGCCTACGCCTGCGCTACAACCCACGCCCGGCGCTCAAGGACCGCGGCACCGGCGCGGTCTTCAACCGCAGCGACGAAATTGGCATCCGCTACGCGGCCGCCGCCGAACTGGCCGCCAGCCTCTACGTGCCCGGCACGCTCGCGCTGGCCTTCGACTTTCGCGGCCAGCGCTACAGCCCCGGCAGCGCGGCGGCGGTGTTCTTCGACTTCCGCCACGTCGCCCCGATCCGGGCGATCCAGCCGGTCGACAGCACCACCGCCGACCGCTGGCAGAACGCCCGCCGGCTCAATCGGCACCTGCGCCTGCCCTGGGGCGCAGGCCGCCCGAAAGACCCGCCGCCGAACTGGATCGCCTACCCGGACTATCCCGGCCCCGTCTACGTCATCGAACCGGCGGCCGAGCCCGACATTCTGGAGACCTACATGATCGCCAACAGCGTACAGCTGGTGGTGCTGCCCGACCGCACGCCGGTGGACGCCACCGCCATCAAGGTCGGCCGCGACATCGACGCTTTCGCCTGGACGCTCAGCGCCGAGCTGTTCGGCCGCACCTCGCTCAACCAGGTGCGCCCCGACGCCAACGGCCCCAAGACCGTCGAGCTGACCATCAACGGCTGGGTCTGGCTGTTCATCGTCGAGCGCTACGGCCAGCAGGCCAAGTTCCCGGCCGAGCGCTTCAGCATCACCGGCGCGAGCCGCACCCAACTGCTGGCCGAGCCCTACGCGCCCAAGCGCAGCGCGGTCAACGCGGTGGCCATCAACGCCGCGCAGGCGGCCGCCGACCAGCTGGAGAACACCGGCTTCACCCTGAGCTGGGACTACGCCGCCATCGGCCCGCCGGACTGGACCATCCCCGCCGGCGCCTTCAGCTACCAGCAGCAGACCGCGCTGCAGGTGATCGCCCGCGTCGCCGAGGCGGTGGGCGGCGTGGTGAAACCGGCGCGCGACAGCGACGCCCTCAGCGTCGTGCCGCGCTACCGCGAGGCGCCGTGGAACTGGGCGACGGCGGTCATGGACCGGATCGTCCCGGCCGAGATCGTCGGCGGCGTGGGCGGCGAGTGGACGCCCCAGCCGGCGTGGAACAGCTGCTACGTCAGCGGCACCACCCACGGCGTCGCCGTCGACGTGCGCCGCGCCGGCAGCATGGGCGATGCGCCGGCGCCGGACGTCTACGACGAGCTGATCACCGGCACCGAAGCCGCCCGCTCGCGCGGCATCGCCGAGCTGGCCAAGGGCGGCAATCAGGAAGTGGTCAGCCTGACCCTGCCGCTGTTCCCGGTCGGCGGCAGCGCGCCGGGCCTCGTCGAGCCGGCGCACCTGTGCGAAGTGCGCGACATCGACGGCACCTGGCGCGGCCTGTGCCTGTCCACCGAGATCGCCGCCGAAGGCGTCGGAGCCAGCCGCGTGACCCAGACCCTCAAGCTGGAGCGCCACCACTGATGGCCACCGTGAACCCCTGGAAGCGCTTCATCGGCCTGCTGCCCGGCGGCGTGCGCGCGGTCGGCACCGTCGCCAGCGTCAGCACCGCCACCGGCAGCTCAATCGTCACCCTGCGCAACGGCAGCCAGATCACCGCCCGCGGTGTCGACGTGCCCGCCGGCAGCCGCTGCTTCATCGTCGACGGCCAGATCACCGGCCCGGCGCCGGAGCTGCCGCAGTACGACGTCGAGGTCTAGCGAGTCCGCTACCCACCACAAGCCCGCCCCGCGCGGGCTTTTTCGTTTCCGCCGCAAGGCGACCCAACACGCAGCCTAGGCCCGTACAGCCGAACGGCGGGGGTTCGTTCATCCCTTCGCTCCGGCTGCGTTTCTATTTGCTCGATGAACGAGGTAACACCCATGAGCGAAGGCAACGTCATCCCGTTCCGCTACCAAGGCCAGCCGGTGCGCTTCAATGCCGACGGCTGGATCAATGCTACCGAGGCGGCCAAGCGGTTCGGCAAGAAGCCGTCTCACTGGCTCGAGCTGCCGAGCACCAAGAGCTACATGACTGCACTGGCAAGGCATCTTGGCGGAAGCTTTGATATCGGAAAATCCGACATCAAACTGGTCGAGACATCAAAGGTTCGTGGCAAAGCCGGCACATGGCTGCATCCGAAGTTGGGCGTGGCCTTCGCTCGGTGGTTGTCCGATGACTTTGCCGTCTGGTGCGACCTGCAGATCGACGCGCTGATCCACGGTGCCGCCCCAGCCCAGCAGCAGTTCAGCCGTGCCTGCAAGGCGCTGGCCACCGGTCAGCAACGAGCCAGCCTTAGCGGAAAGCGGCTGGGGGAATGGCGCAGGAGCAAGCCAAGTATCGAACAGCAAGTCGAGCACTGGCGCTCCCGACTACAACTGACCCTTGGCCTCGAAACCACCTGACCCAGCCCGCCCCGCGCGGGCTTTTTCATGCCCGGAGGAAACCCATGCAGCTCACCGAAGCGCAGCTTCTGCGCATCCTGCCCAACGCCCGCCCCGTCGCGGGCGTTTTTGTTCCGGCGCTCAACCGCGCCATGGTCCGCTTCAAGATCGACAGCCCGGTGCGCTGCGCCGCGTTCCTCGCCCAGATCGGCCACGAGTCCGGCCAGTTGCGGCGCCTGAGCGAGAACCTCAACTACCGCGCCGAGCGGCTGGCCGCCGTCTGGCCCAGCCGCTTCCGCGCCGCCGACGGCGGCCCGAACGCCCGCGCTCAGGCGCTGGCCGGGCGGCCCCAGGCCATCGCCAATGCCGTCTACGCCAACCGCAACGGCAACGGCGACGAAGCCGGCGGCGATGGCTGGAAGTACCGCGGCCGCGGGCTGATCCACATCACCGGGCGCGGCAACTACCGCGCCTGTGGCCAGGGCATCGGCCAGAGCATCGAGGACTACCCCGAGCTGCTCGAACAACCCGAGTTCGCCGCCCTGTCGGCCGCCTGGTACTGGAAGCAGCACGGCCTCAACGAGCTGGCCGACTCCGGCCAGTTCGAGGCGATCACCCGCCGGATCAACGGCGGCACGCTCGGTCAGGCCGAGCGGGTGGCGTTGTGGAAAGCAGGGCGTGAGGTGCTGGCATGAGCCTCGCCATCCT